AACTATTTAGTTAGTTCCCCATACACGATCAATTACGACACCGTATTCTTGACCTGCATAGCTAGCTTTGCGATCATCTGGAAGGCAACGGAAGTTCACTGGGAACACTGTTGCTGAATCACGCTTTAGCCCGTGTGCTGTTGTATCAATAGATACTACACGACGAGCAACATATACACGCTCCTTATTGCGCTTAGAAGACTTTGTAGCGTCTCCGTTGATTGTGCCTGGGGCATTACCAACTGCAATAAGAGTACGCTCTACTGGAGCGTCACCTAGTGCACCTGCTGCAAGATGAAGTGAGTTTGAAAGAGAATCAGCTGCTTGAACCTTTGTATCATCCAAAGCATCAACTGCTGAAATAGAACTGCCTGAAGCATTTACATAGTAAGTTTCCATCTGGCCCCATGAGAGCTGTAGGTTTTCAAGTGTTGCTTCAACTAATTCTGTCTTAAGCATTACCTTAAGAGTTTGCTTGAACAAACGAGCTGCATCAAGAAGTTGATCAACCATTACTTCACCGTAATTTGGTTCATAAGAAATTTCAAGACCTGCGTTTGTAAAACCAACTTCGTTATAATATGCAGAAGCAAGAAGTCCTGTTCTAGCAGATTGTCCGCTAGGAAGGAGAGCTGCTAGATCTGCGCTTTCTGTATTGGTACGAGCATCGCCAGATGTTGCGCTGATAAAGATATCTGCTGCACCGACGATTACATTTTTAGTACTTGTAGCCATATTTTGTTTCACCACCTTATTATTTTAGAATAAAAAGTGACAATTTACTTCCTCAGTAAAATGATAGCATTGTTGTCTAATAAAACAAATTTACAGTTATCTTCCTGTTTGCCCGTTTACTTCACGGCTATAAGAGTATGATATTGAAATCAGACCACTCATAAATCCACCTTCATCCATAAATGCTTGAACTGGATCTGCTGATTCTATCCTAAACCAGTAATAAGTATATGGGCTATTTGGGCTTAAAACAAGGTTTACATCTGTTGCTGCTTGGTCATATCTTCTGAATAAATCTGTAATTAGATTAATAAAAGTCTGTATCTCTGCTTGATCTCTTGATGTTATATCAAAGGTAATTGTTTCTTCTGACATCCACCAGGCTACACCCGTGTTTCTTTGAACAACGTCATATATGATATATGTCTTTCCTGGAAGCAGGTTGTTGAACTCAGGTACCTGCTGTGCGGGTAGAATAGGCTCTAGGGGCGTGTTGAAGCCATCAGCATAGTAATCGTTTAGGTCAATCAAGTTCTTGTCTTGTAGCTCATTTAAAAGGGCTCTACGTACATCATATGAAGCTACATATTTATAGTTTGTTGTCATCTAATCTCTTCCTTACCCAAAGATACTTGATTTGCAATATTCTTTACTGAATTAAGTATATCTGATGGTCTTGAATAATCTTTGTTTAAAATCAAAGATGCTTCATTAGTTATTTTTTCATATAGTCCAGATGAATTCATAACTGATTGTGCATTCTTATTATACCAATCTAACATCCATGTGCTAAATGAATTCTTTGTTGCCACCCCGCCTGGATTCTTGATTTGAACCAAGGCGCCTGGTTTTATAAATGTCTTTCCGCCACGACCCATAAAAATCAAATTTCTTTGTGCTATGTAACTAATCGGTAGTCCGTTTTCCATAACCTGCGCTTTATTTTTAAAAACGTTTTTTGAAGTTACATATTTGCCAGATTTTCCAGGTATTAGAAGTTCTGGATTAATTGGTACTGTTTTCTTTGAAAAAAGAAATCTTGGCTCAACAATTAATGTTCCTTTTAAAATTGAAGATCTTTGCAATATAAACAGCCTTGCTCTTGGATTTCCTATTTGCCCCCACTCATATATGTGGTGCATCTTTTTAGGATTCTGCACAGAATATCTATCTGTGGCAAGCATAAACTTTTCTCCAACAATTGTGAATGCTGCTTTTGCAACTTGCTCTAAATATTGTGGTTGTGTCATTATGCCTATTGACTCAACCTTTAAGGCGAGTTCATCTTGCATATCTTTAAGACTTTTAGGATCTATTGATAGTTTTATCATTATCTTGTACTGGTACCCTATGTAGTGAAGCTTCGTAATAAGACAATCTACCAAATGGGTCAAGTACTGCATGTGAGGCAGAAACTTCAAATATGGAATCTGGTTGACCATACTTATCAATTTCAATAAATACTTGGCGTCCATCACTTGACTTTATATTTGCAATTCTCCAACGCTTACTTAAAAGCTGAAGGCCTTTAAATTTTAATTGAAGATTTTCATCATATCCACCTTTAGCATTATCTCCAGCTGTGAATATTTTATTATCGCCTTTTGTATTTGTTCCTCTTGATTTAATAGGCTCAATCTTACATTGAACCGTTTTATCATAAACCCATTCACGGACTATAGCGCCAGTTTCTGGATCTTGAGAATTTTGCTGAATATAAATATCAGCATACATGTTCATAATTGATGCAATGATTGATGTGTTAAACATTAAATGATTACGATATTAACGTTACGGTATTGATCCAAGATATTATCTACGGTAACATTACCTGTACCATTAAACGCTCCTCCCGCCATTTCAAATGAAATTTCTGAAAGGTCAATTTTTTTCAAATACTTGTTTCTCCAGTTAAAATCATTGGCAAGAAGATCTCCAACCAACAATATGGTTGCCATCTTTATATCTTCTGGAACGTAATTATATCCAATTAATCCTTGGAACTTGTATCGTGATCCAGCTCTAAATCTTCCAGCTGCTAGTACGGCGGGATCAACCTGATTATCATATCTGACATCATATCCCTGATTTACAATTCTAATTGCTTTGCCTGTAGGGCTAATTTCTAGTCTATATCCAAAGGTGTTATAAATTGGATCAACGGTATTATCTATTACCAGTTGATCATTTTCCCAAACCTTATCTATAGACAACATTCTTTCAACCAATTCAATGGCATCTGATTGCATACCAATTTGTTCTTGAGCATCATATCTCTTGTAGAAGGACTGGTTTGTATACCCCTCAATAATTGTTCTTGCTATTTTTTCAGCATTTCTTACTGTTTCTGGGCTTTGATAATTAAGCTCATAAGAAGTTGCCCCAATTCCTAGAAAGTCTATAATATCGCTTTCTGTGGCATATACCGTGCTAACACGATAGAACATCTCTTGTTCAAATTCTATTGAATTTACTACATAGCTCCATACTACCTTTAATACTCTTTGCAGATTAGTTAAGGAAGGTCCGACCCAATATGAGTAGACACCATCTTCTTGTTCGTCTACTACATTGCTTGAAAAACCTACAATAGGTGTCGCATCATTATCAGCATCGTAAACGCTGATAGTTGGCATGGTATCTGCCTGAACCATTACTCCATCAACTACTATGTTGAGGTGTATTTTTTCTTGACTTCCCTTAACTATATCTTGCAATTTTTGCCTCCGTTATGCGTAGAACTCTTGCGCCTCTCGTGGAGTAGCAAGGCGAAAACCTTCTTCAATATCAAAGATACGTTGTGCATCTGATTCTGTCATTGCGACAAACGGATGTGTTGTTGTAAATGTGTAACCCATAGCTTGGTAGGAGTGATTTCCTCTTTCCATCTTTACAAGAACTGAATTTTCTTTAGACATTATTTTCTTTTCTCTCTTTTCTGGTACCTTAACGTCTACCTTTTCAACATTGGTAAACTTATCATACATCTGAAATGTAATTCCTTCTTCTTCTAACAGGGCGACTATTTCTTGCTTTGTCTTTGCATCTCCCAGCTCAACGCCGAATGAATCTGCTGCTTTTTTTAGCTCTGTTATTTTTAGATCTGTAAATGACATGTTATTTCCTCTCGTCAATGTAACTTAATTATAGCAGAAAATGACTAAGGGAGATACTTGCGTATCCCCCTTAATCTTGCATCTAATTAAAATTAGAATGTGTAAGTTGAGTTGCCACCTAGTACGTTTGCACCATGTGTAACTGAACCGAATGCGCCATCAGCGACTGAACCTGCGACCTTAACGTTCTTTACAAGAACGTGTGCGTCGTAGTTTTCCATTGCTGCGCCAACACGGATAAAGAGAGTGTACTCAATTGTATCCTTCTTTGGCTGGAACAAGCGATAGACTGTTACATCACGCTTGATACCAATGATAAAGTTCTGTGGGAATGTCAAGTGGACATCTCCATGGAGACCTGAAGCACCTGAATATGTGCCTGATAGAGTCTCATCCATCAATGGTACGTTGATAACAGGAATGCCGAATGCGAAAGGAGTTGTAGATCCTGGTCCGCCATCGTTAGCTGCAACATCACCACGGATAACGCCTGATGCGATATCAAATGGATTTACTGAGCCAGCATTTGCTGTTAGGTTGTATAGGTAATCCTGAACCAAGTTAGATCCTGTGAAGAATCGGAGTTGGTTACGGCGTTGCTTATACTTACGTGGAAGTGTCTTGATTGCAAGGTTGAATACAGCCTTGTCAAGTCCTACTCCTTGTGCGTCAACGACGTGTGCGTTGTCGCTTGCAAGTTTGCGGAATCCCTTAAATGCTGATAGGAGACCTGTGTCGGCTCCTGTGCCATTGATTAGAACATCCTCAATGTCATTACCAGCTTGGGTAGCCATCAAACGTGCAATGTGGTCTTCCAAATCTGGACCCTCAAGGTTATCCTCAAGAGATTCAGATGAAAGTTCCCAGTCAAGACGAAGCTTGCGGGTTGTCAAAGAGATCTTTGAAAATGTTGCAGCCTTGTTTAGAGATGCAATGTCAGTGTAGTCACGAGGGTTATCCTCAGACGCTACTGTCATAATTCTCTGACCTACTGAAACACGATCAATTTCTGTGACGTTAGAACGCATGCGGATTGTACGAGCTGCCTTAGCAAGAATCGTAGCATCCCACATGTAATCTA